AACAGCCGTCGTTACCTCGCCGGCAAGACCACATTCAACACGATCCCAGTGACTCTCCACGACCCAATCGCTCCTTCGGGCGCGCAGCAGGTCATGGAATGGGTCCGCACCCACTTCGAGTCTGTGTCAGGTCGTGCAGGATACGCCGACTTCTATAAGCGCGACATCCAATTGAAGATGCTCGATCCCGTTGGAACTGTCGTGGAGCTCTGGGACATCAAGGGTGCTTTTATAACTGAAGCCAACTTCGGTGAAGTTACCTACGAAGACGGCGGCCCGATGGAGATCTCCCTCACGTTGCGCTTTGATAATTGCGTTTTGCAGTTTTAGTAGAAGTCTTATACCGAATGATTCGGTGAAGTATAATTACCTCTATGGGATTAACCTGTGGAGGTTTTTATGTTTAAGTGTCCAAGCTGCGATTATGAAATTAACAATATGAATTCGCTTAGAATTCATGCCTCAAAGAAGCATAATATAAGCAGCGAAGATCTTTATGTCGAAGTTGTGTTAAAAGGTGTCAAACCTACATGCAAATGTGGATGTGGAACTGCAACCAAGTTTCACGGCCCGCTACAAGGTTATTCTGAATACGTGTGGGGGCATGCTGCAAAGATTAACAACAATTGGGGCCACAACGAGTTGGCCAAAGAGAAGAGCCTTAAGACTCGCAAAGGAATGTGGGAAAGAGGAGAGATAAAAGGCTGGTGCGCCGGTTTGACCAAAGAAGATCCAAGAATTGCTTCGATAGTGGAGAAGATGAACACTCCCGAAAGAGCGAAGAAGATTTCAGATTCTCTCTCCGGAAAGAAAAAATCTGATGCTCATAAAGCAAAAATAAAAGAACAAATGCAGGCTTACTGGTCTGATGAAGACAACAAGGCAAAGCAAAGTTTGAGGCAGGCTGAGTGTGTCAAGAACGGTATGTTAACTAAGGCGACTAGAGTTCATGGATACTTCGAGAATCCAAAAAAGTCGTCCAAGCTTGTGTACTACAGATCTTTGTTTGAACTAAATGCTGTCCTCTATTTTGAGAGCAACGCAGACATCATTTCATATGAAATGGAACCGTATAGAATTCAATACGAGCACGATGAGAAAATTAGAAATTACGTCATCGACTGCCTAATAGAATACGCAGATGGACGAAAGTTATTGATCGAATTAAAACCAAGCTGCCATTTAAAAGATCCTAAGAACCTTGCAAAGTTTAATGCTGCCGAATTATTTGCACTTAAAATGAACATGTCATTTGAGATATGGACTGAAAAGACACATCCATTTATTGGTTTTAATTCTCAAATACCTTATCACATCTCATCGTGCCACGTTGAACAACACGCCCGACAGAAATAACTCAATAAACTGACTGACCGTTTATGCAGTTAATTTATTAAAAGATTCTATCACGTCACTATGTAAGATGGAGATGTGATTGTGAAGTTGCTCGTCACAACAGGGCGACCGATCACCAGCTGCGCGGAGTTGATGTAGCCGTTTAGATATTCTCCCGTTGACCAACCGCTTCCCACTCTGAAGGGAGCTGTTATGTTCAAACCAGCGATCGTGTGTGTTCCCCTGAGCGTTCCGTCCACGAAGATTCTGTATGTGTTTCCTGAGCGCGACACCGCTACGTGGTGCCATACGTTTTCTGTGGGTATGTAGTTCGTCGTATACGAGGTGTAGTCAGCGGCCTTCGCCAAGAACACACCAGCAGCGCTGTAGCTAGGATTTCTCACAGCCACAAGCAATGTATTAGCGTCGTATCCGTTTCCAAATCCTGCTATCATACAGGAGTCTCCCGATCCGTATCTTGTCCAACGTGCCCATACTCCGTAGAAGAAGTCTTGTGTACCAGGAGCTGTCGAAGTAGGCCAAACAAGTCTGTCGTTGTATGCATCGATCGCTGCCGACTGTGTGCCAATGGTGTAGATTGAGGTACTTGTAGTCACAGCGTTATTCGTTATTGTATTTCCTACGAGGTCTACAGTAAGAGAGCTTGCATCCCACAGGACAGTGTTTCCCTGCGATGTGCCCATTATCGTTTTACCGTTTATTACTGTCTGAGAGTTTATTCGTATCGTCATGGTTAGCTCCAGGTGATCGTACCAGTACCCGTGAATTGGTAGATTATATATCCACCAGACGCTGTAATTATAGGATTACCTGTCGTGGTACCTCTAAGCGCAGTGTCTGGGTGACGAATGATCACAATTCCCGCACCACCAGATCCTCCCGCCGTGGCGCTGCCTCCTCCGTAGGTTCCTCCGCCGCCGCCGCCACCGCCGAGGCCTGCAGTTCCATTTTCGCCATCACTGGAGAGGCCACCCAGACCTCCACCACCGCCACCACCAGTCCCGCGTGTTCCGTTGTTTCTCGAAACGCCGCCGCCACCGCCGCCTGCGTAGAACTTTGTCACGCCTGTGATTGAGGATTGAAGTCCATTACCCCCAGCACCGGCGATGGGAGGATTGCTATATATTCCGTTTGATCCTGCCGCTCCGGCTCCGCCACCGCCGCCACCACCGTAGTTGTAGTAGGCATCTGATGCAGCAGCACCTCCGTTGTATCCTTGACGTGGAGGACCTGCAGTTCCGCTTCCTCCGCCTTGTCCTGAGGCCCATGGGAAGTTATATCCTGTTCCGCCGCCGCCGCCTGAGCCTCCCGCTCCGCCTACAGTATAAGCTGCTGCTCCGAAGCCACCTCCGAACGCTGTTACCGTGGAGATTCCTACACCTGATATGAGTGAATTGCTTCCCGTGGATCCGTTTGTTGTCACGGATCCACCCGAACCACCAGCCCCAATAGTGGCAGTGTACGTCGTCAATGTTGTCACTGAGAAGCTACCAGACAGCAAACCTCCCGCGCCACCGCCGCCGCCCGATGCTGCTCCACCGCCGCCACCTCCGGCAATTAAGAGATATTCTACGGACGTAGGCGCCTTCTGTCTACTTCCGAATATTGTTGAACCGTTAATAACCGTAGGAGAGTTTATCGCGATCGCCATGTGACTCCGATATAATCATAGACAATTTATATATGATCGAGAAGAGAGACTGGCTGATGATCGGGCACAAAAGCGGGTCCGTAAGTTAAGCCTCAAAAAAACTTACGGACCCACAATAAGTATTAACAGAATCCAAACGGTAATCAGTGCAATCAATAGAGTACGGATACCGCTTAGATCCACCTTATAGTTCCTGAACCTGTGAACTTGTAAATTATGTATCCGCCTGACGTTGTAATCGTCGGAGATCCTGTGACAGTCGCCTGTCCGTAAGCGTTCGAATGCCTGATTATGACGACCCCGCTACCTCCAGCAGCACCGGTGCTAAACGGAAGAGATCCACCTCCTCCACCGCCCGTGTTAGCAGTTCCCGCGTTCGACGCTCCTGCTCCTCCGCCTCCATTACCACCAGCTCCGCTCGTCCCGGACGTAGATCTACCTCCGCCTCCACCGCCACCGGCAACAATCAGATATTCTACTATCGATGGAATCTGCTGATTTCTTCCGAACGTTGTTGATCCATTGATAACAACAGGATAATTTATTGATATTGCCATGAATATTATTGACCCTTAATTAACTTGAATAATTGTGGAAGGTAGAGATAGATGAGTCTAAAAAAATCTCCTGCTTGAATTTGTCAAGCAGGAGATTCTCATAAATAAAAATCTTCGAGAGATTTCGTCAAGGTGAAGTTGTGATCCAATTTGTCGTTCCCTCATCCCACACATATGTGCCACCATCCGTCGGATATGCGACAGGAGGATTCCAGAGACATGTGGCTTCGTCTAAGACCCACGATGCGAAAGGCTTCGGGGCGATGAATGCATCACGAACTGCATCGTAGGTGTATCCTGCTGCAGCGTAGTTCTTCCTGAATGTCGCATTGTAGCTCGTCTGCAGCCAGGAGTCGTGCCCAGTGATAGACTTCATGAATGCGATACCTGCCGCTTCTGACTCTACTCCGTTAACTGTGATCACCGAGTTATTGACCACACATACTTCTGTGACTACGTTGTTCTGATCTAATTTTGCAAAATGTGCCATGTGTTATACTCCATCAACTCCATCCGATGGTTCCGCTGCCCGTAAATTGATATACTACATATCCGCCTGACGTTGTAATCGTGGGATTACCTGTTGTGGATGCTTGTGAATAGGTGTCCGGGTGTCTGATGATCACGATTCCTGAGCCTCCTGCCTCGCCCGGTCTGTTCGCTGTTCCAGTATCGCCACCAGCGCCCCCGCCACCACCTGTGTTCGCTGTTCCTGCAGTTGGACCCGTAGGACCGTTTCCTCCACGACCACCGCCACCAGACCCACCGGCTCCGTACCCAGGATTTGTTCTAAATGATCCTCCGCCGCCGCCGCCGGCGTATGTGACAGAAACACCAGACAAGGAAGAACTAGCTCCCGCACCTCCGTTGCCTCCCTTTGTGTCATTACCTGTCTCGCCTACAGCCGAAGCGCCGCCACCGCCACCGCCGCCTCGTCCTGGATCTCCTATAGAGTTTGCTCCGTTACCGCCGGCATATCCTTGGGCAGGAGACGTTACAGGAGTGTTACCTGCAGCACCTGTCGGTTTTGCGCTATAATATCCTGAGTTTAGACCCGATCCTCCACCGCCCGACCCACCAGTTCCTGCAGCATAATTAGCAACAGATGCTCCGCCACCGCCTCCTGCTGATTGAAAAGTGTCAAGAGCGCTTGCTGAACCATTGCTACCTTGAAGAAATGTAGAAATAACACCGGGCGTACCTGTCACTCCACCTGCGCCGCCCGCGCCTACTGTCACGACGTAAGAAGATCCTCTTGTTACAGAAAATGAAGATGTGGTTCTAAGTCCGCCGCCGCCGCCGCCACCGCCATAAGAGTTTCCTCCTCCACCGCCGCCTGCAACTACAAGCGCTTCAAGAGTCGTCGGCGGATTTGATGCTCCACCTCCCCCGCCGCCCGAAGCGGAGCCTATTCTTATTGATCCATTTATGCGTGTTGATGTGTTTATGGATATTGACATGTCAGCCTACTCCTGAAAAACCATTAGATCCCGTGATGGGTGTTAGCATCTTCGAAGGGATAAAAGTGAGACCTGCGAGCAACGAAAAGGTCGAGGAAGCGCCTGAGAGACCCGATATAAAGACTCTGTCCGTCCTTAGCTCACCGGTGAACGTCTCCGAGCCGCTGAGAACGAAGTAGTTTGAATTGGCAGGCAGGAAGCCCGCTGCTGTGAACGACACTGCAATAGTGTTCGTTGACGGAGATGTGTTCTTTATCGTCATAAATCTCGATATCTGCGGAAAGACTATTTCTCTCGTTGCTCCGTTCGCCACTGTCGACGATGTAACAAACGGTGTTGCTGATACCTGATATGCTGCGACGAATCCTTCGCCTTGTACGGGATAATTTAATGCCATTGATTCACCTTGATTACCTTAATTATCTTTTCTGCCACAATTTACATAATAATTGTGGCTTGTTACTTTCTGCTTGAATATTGGGTCAGTTTTTTTCGATGCTCTATTTACTTGAACCTGGTTTGGTATAACCTCATAAGCACAGGAGAAAGCAAGCAACATGTCAGACGATAGAGAACAGAAGAACGCAATTTTTGCATCGCAGGGCCCCGCAGGTGTCGACCCACGCATGCCTAAGATGTCACAGGCAGACAGGGTGAAGGCGGATTTCGGTCTCGATGTTCCTCAAGAGGTCGTTCCACTTCCCTCAAACGGAAAGGTCTATTCTCAGGATTCTTCCCTGTATGGCGTCGAGACTGTTGAGATACGAGCAATGACAGCCAGAGAGGAAGACATCCTCACGTCGAGGGCTCTCCTCAAGAAGGGCACCGTCATCACAGAGCTCATTAAGTCCTGTCTCGTCGACAAGTCTGTGAACGTTCTCGATCTCCTCAGCGGCGACAGAAACGCCCTCATGGTTGCGATTCGCATCACGGGCTATGGTCCTGAGTATGCCGTAGAACTCGAATGCAACGAGTGCGGCGTCAAGTCACCTCACGAGTTCAATCTCGCTGAGCTTCCCATAAAGAGGCTAGAGATTGATCCCGTCATCCCAGGATCTAATCTCTTTGAGTTTGTTCTTCCGATGACGAAGAAGAACGTCAAGTTTAAGTTCATGACGGGTCGCGACGAGGAGGAGATGATGGTCCTCGCAGAGAAGCAGAAGAAGCTCGGGCTTCCCTCTGACAACAACGTGACAACCAGCCTTCTCTACACGATACAGTCTGTCGATGGCATTGAGGACAGAGCCAAGATCGCAGGATTTATCAAGAACATGCCGGCTCGCGACTCGCTGGCCCTTAGGAATTACATGAGAGATCAAGAGCCTGGCATCGTTATGAAGCAGGAGACAACATGTTCGTCCTGCGGTCACGAAGAGGAGGTCAGCATGCCCCTCGGCGTCACGTTTCTTTGGCCTTCGTCCGGAAGATAGAGAACTCCTCATAATGGAGCCGGCGTTTCTCCTGATATACTACGGCGGCTTCACGTGGGGAGAGATACAGAAAATGCCTGTATTCTACAAGCGGTGGTTCATAGAGAGAATTAACAAAGAATTAAGTAGAACATCAGAGTCTGGTCAGACACAATCAAGAGCGCTTCACCAGAACTCTCCTGAGACACGGTCGATGCAGGGACGAACCCGAGAGCAGTCACCGTCCAGACTTCGTCGTTTTACTTAATTTGTCGTCATATTTTTTTGCTACTTCTTATTTACACTGTTAAGAGGTGCGTTGCATGGAGTCTACTCAAAACCCGGAGATACTGAAGGAAGAAGTTTACAGTAGTTTGACTGGAAAGCTTCTCTTGGCTTCTATTGGTGCTTGGCTCGTCGGTAAGTCTGTCAACACTAAGATAAGGGGCACACAGCAAGAGATACGAGCGATTGCAAATGCCCTTATGGCCTCAAAGAGATTCCAAGAGGAGCTTCGTAGACCTGGAGCAACCGTCGAGTCGATCTCTCAGAAGCTTAAGCTCAAGCATATTACAGCTGTCGAGTTTGAGAGGACGCTAGGAGTCCGTTGGCCACTCTGAGCCGGGTGTAAGACATGGCTGGTGAGATCGATCCTAAAGCGGCTGGTGAGCTTGCTGAAAACGTCAAAATGGCCGGAAAGTATGCAGAGGAAGCCCTCGACTCTTTCCAGAAGCAGCTCAAAGTCATCACGCAAATGCGTGACGCAATGGAAGAAGTCTCCAAGATCATGTCCGGTCTTTCTCAGCAAGACAACAAGGCTCTAAATCCAGACGCCTGGAAGAAGGTCACAAAGGAAGTACTGAAGAACGAGAAGGCATCACGCGATGCGTCTAAAGCTTTCAAAGAAGTCTCCGGATCCGGTTCCAAGCTAATAAAGGGTCTATCGCTTGTAGGAGGAGCTCTCACGGGCCTCGCTCAAGGATTTAAGAACGTGGTCGCGCTTGGCCGAGGAGTTCTCGGCTTCTTCTTCAGCGTTGCTGACGGTATATTTGAAGTAGGAAAGTCAATACTTGCCATACCCTTCAAGATGATGGCTGGACTCTTCAAGATGGCCTCAACAGGCGGCTCAAACGAGCTTCTCGAGGCGCTTGAGAACGTTAGAGATGCATTTGGTGACTTGAAGTCAGAGTCCTCACGCGCCATCGTGGACACCGCCAAGAACATCGAGAAGATGAACGAGTCGGGCGTCCCCTCCTATCTAATCTTCGGAAATCTCGCAGGAAGAATAAAGGCTGTCACAGAGATGGCCCAGGGAATGGGTGCAGCATTCCAAGTCTTCCAAGGGGAGGTCGAAGAGAACGGTACAGCGATGATGCTGTATCAGAGGGGTCTCGGCATTACGAACGAGCAGATGTCCACCATTGCATCAAATGCAATGAGGATGGGAACGAGTATCGCAAAAGTCCAGAACGAGATGACGAAGCAGGCTCTCGGAATGAGCAAGGCATTCGGCGTAAATGCAAAAGTCATCTCTAAGGACATGGCAAAGGCGATGTCTGACCTCGCACACTTCGGTCATCTGTCGACAAAAGAGATGGCTGTCGCTGCCACATTTGCCAATAAGCTCGGTGTATCCGTTGACAAGCTCACAGCCATAATGGATCAGACTGCCACGTACGACCAGGCTGCAGAAGGCATGTCGAAGTTGAACGAGCAGTACGGCACGAACCTCGACGCCACAGAGGTGATGATGGCTCAGAACCCTGCGGAAAAGGTGGAGCTTCTCAGGAAGGCCTTCGCTGCAACCGGCAAGGATATGTCGAAACTGACATATCAGGACAGAATGTTCATCAAGCAGCAGACCGGCATGTCCGACGAGTTGATGAACTCTGCATTTGCAGCGAAGAACGCAGGCGTCTCTCTCGACAGGATGAAGACAGAGGCCGAGAAGGCCGAGAAGGCCACGATGAGCCAGACAGAAGCTATAAAGGCTCTTGGTGACTCGATCAAGAGGACCTTCCCGTCAGGAAGCGGCGGTCACGGCGGTATCATGGATCACTTCCTTGACGGATTCTTTAGAGGCATACAAACCTCGAAGGAATTTATCGGCATGATGATGAACATCAGACAAGTTCTGAGGATTGCCACGCAGGAAGGCGTCAAGTTCGGAAGGGAATTTGTCAACTTGTTTCCAGGCGTGAAGGAGATATTCACCGGTATCAAAGAAGTGTTTGATCCTGCACGGTTTAGAAAAATGTTCGATGGAGTCTTCAAGGCTCTTGACGTCTTTAGGGTCAGCGGTAGCGGAAAGATAGAAGACTTTGTCGAGAGGATAAAAGCGGTCTTTGCAGATTTTACGAGCGGCGGCGCGGGAGAGAAGGTCAAAGAAGGATTTAAGAAGTTTGGCAAAGCTGTTCTTGGAATATTGATTGCAACAGGTGAGTGGGCATTCAACGCCCTGAAAGATACGTACAAAAAAATAGTACACGAGTTTGAAGACCCAGGCCCTACGACTCGAGCTGTAATGCAACATATGACAAAAGCAATTTCTGACTTGTCCGTGTGGATAACTAGCGCCGCTGTGCCTTTTGTTGTCAATGCAGTTGAGTCATTTACTAACTGGCTTAAACCGAACGAATTAAGAAGGAATTTACCTCCTGCATCAAAGGTGGTGTCAACAGTCATGGAGGCATTTAAGCCTCTTGGACGAGCTCTCATGGATGCAGGCGAGAAACTTTCTGGTCCTCTTGCAAGACTTGGCGCAGTAATTGTTGATAAGCTGTGGCAAGCAGTTCAGTCTGTTTGGGATGCCATGCCCTGGGAACAAAAATTAACAATTCTTTTTGTTAAGTTCGGCCCAGCATTGGTCAACGGCTTCGTCGCAATTGGCGGTACGGCTGGTTTGAAAACTGCCGCTGCTTGGGTATCATCATTTGTTGCAGGAATCGGTGCAGCGCCTGCGGTCCTCGCCGCCGCCGTAGCTGCCGCATTGGCGGGCATAGTCTTTGGCACACAATGGCTCAAGGACTCTTATGCAAAAGCTCGTGAAGAGTCTCAAAAAGAAACTGAATCATTCTATGAAGACCTTGGAAAAGACATAGATCCTAAGTCTAGGATGCAAAAGCTGCAAAAAGAAATGGAAGATGCCAGCAAACAAGCTGGAAAAACTGGCAGCTGGTTTGACAGAACTGTGGATAGTATCTTTGGCAGTGGTGACGAACACGCTGGCCACGTTAGAAGATTTGAAGCAGCGCAACAAAATCTCTGGTCTGAATTAAGAGCAGAGGCAGGTAGATCTAATGAGAGAGTTCAAAAGCTTATAGCTGAAAATACTCAGGGAACAAAAGAGTGGATCGCGAAGAATAGCGAGAAGGCACTGAAAGAGCTTGGGCCCGTCACGATAGAAAACGCAACAGAGCGGTTCAAAAAGATCGAAGAAATGTCGAAGAAAGTCATGAGTAAAGACTTCGACATTCAAGGCAAGCTCGACGCAATTCGCGCAAAATTGTCCGGAATCAATTGGTTCATAATGGACGAACCGCAGCAACTGCAGATGAACACGGCTCTCGCTCGTCTACAGACTGTTCAGCAGATAATGGCCAACATCGCTGACATTGGAGGAACCACGAAGGTTGCAGCCGACAAGCTGGCAGCTCTCGGAAACGCTTTCAGCCCTGACTCTGCTGCAATGAAAGCCGTTAGCAAAGACGGCAACCTTTCTAAGGCAATAAACGCCACAAAAGACATGTTTGCTGGTGAAAACAAAATTGATGTCTCAGCGATTCAGACGGCTTCGATAGGTCTCGAGAATGCAAGAAAAATGTTCCAAGACGCTGCTGGTCTTTCTTCTTCGATGACAGAATTCTCAAACTCTATTTCCTCTTCTGAAGGTGTAGCAAGGCAGGGCATCGCGAGGACTTTAAAGGCTGTCGAAGACATGGTGGCAGCAACTAAAAAGATGGACGCCGCCCTCGCAAGTATTGACAAGATCGACATTGGCGCTCGTTTAACGCAGGTGGCTGGAGCTATGGGTCTAGGTGGATCTGCTTCGAAAACCTACACAGTACAGAGCAAGGAAGTCGTTCTTAACGTGACATTCAACGTCACCATGGACGCCCAAGAGCTCGAGAAGGTGATGATCGGCAACAAGAAGTCAGTCATCAGAGACAGAATCAACTTTGCTCTCGATAGAGGTGCAAAGTCTGACACCAACACGAAGAATGCTCTCCTCAAGTCGACCCCTGCATCCATAACAGGATACTACGGATCAGACATTCCAGGCTCCCTCTAATATTGTAATTTAATATTCATGGGAGTTTTTAATCAATGAAAAAGGAAGATTATCTCAAGCTGCTTAGAGAGAACGACGTGTTTAAGACAGTTCTCTCTCGAGCCACGAGCGACGCCGAGCGCCGCGCCATAAAGGCATACACTGAAGACTTCATGGACAAGTTCTTCACTCAGGTATACGAGCCGGTGGCACAAGCGATAGAAAAGGATCCCGAAGCTGTGAAGAACGCATACCTAGAAATCGGCAAGGAATTAATTACTAGTGGCAGTGCCGAAGGTTAGGTCGTCTACAAATGTCTAGGGATAAATTAGATACAGGAACAGGTGGTTTCTCCGTTACTGTCAAAAATTCTACCAACAGGTACACATTTGACACGGGTTCGACCGTAGGCGACGAGCCTCCGATTCCTTGGAGTCCCGGAGACATTAATGTCGATCATGAGAACAAGGACATATCTAACGGGACGAAGCGCACTCTCGCGTCGTATTTGAGCAAGACCACACTCGGTCAGACTCCTTCTTCGCCCACATCTGTGAGCAACAAGTATCCAATTGCTCACAATGAGAACGAGGATCCAAATTCATCCACGTTGAATGACGAGAGGGGCTTTCCTCAACCTCTCTCTCCGTCATCCAAAGAACAGCCACACTTTGTTGACGTTCAGCCCGGAGACAGTCGGTCTTCTGCCGCTGCAAATTTGAGAATGCTCCGCGGACGTCAACCCGTTGAGATTGGAGTCCTTGTCCCGCCCGACGGCAACGCACTCTTGAAAAACTTGGAGCTCGAGGCGGATCCCGAAAAACCATACAAGAAGCTTTCTGACCTCGATCCCGTGGGAATCTACAGTAGATCACTGCTCAACAACAGATTCACCTCAGACAATTCTTATCCCACAAAGCCCGAGACGTCTCAAATAAGAGACGCCCAATACGCCTACAAGTATCCCATGGGCAAGAGTCTTCCAAAGGAAGCACCCGAGAGAAACATTTCTTACGCGAGGTTGGCACAGATAGGAAATGCTCTTTCCATAAGAGCGGGCCTCGAGCTCAAGTCTCTCGACCCAGGAAACAACCCGACAGACAACGCAAGTCAAGCAGGCGCGATATTGCCCGGCTCTACTCAGCTTGGCGTCTATAGACTCGAGAGAGAGCAACTCGAGGCGGCAAGCGTACTTGAGTCCTTGACGATGGAAGGAATTGACGACAACCTGTTGATCAATCCTGCGAAGCAGTCTTGGGGTACACTAAACAACGTTCTTGATCAATATGCCGGAATATCCAATTTTGGAATGCAGCTTCTAGCCGTCGCGCTCATTGTTGCATTGAGTCTCGTTGTCACGCTTATTTCACAGATCCTGCCAGGCATAGACTTGTCTCCAAATGTTTCTCCAATGGACAACAGTGGCATAAGACCGCTTGGAAGATCTTACGGCAAGAAGAGCAATCGATTGGACTACAGCAGTTTGGCATCTATTGTTTCTCAGGGCAGCGATTTTGATTTCTGGGGTCTGCTAGGATTTCCTCCCACGATGCACCCATTGAGTAAGTGTCTTGGCGCGGGAGTCCTTCTATTCTTCGGAATTGCGCCACCTGATAATGCTAGTTTTGGTATTGGAAATCTTTCAGGAATTGCCGCTGCGGAAGGTCCTAAGTCTGCAATGAAGAATCCCGGCTATTACACGATAATGGCACGCAGCATCAACAGATCTTTTTTGCTGATCAGTGATTCTCTTCTTTCTCTAGGAAAGTCTTTTGCAAGCGGCAACTTTGTCACAGGAATGCAGCAGACGCTAGAATTTGTAAATGTTTTTAGAGAGTCAAAATTCATGGGCTCTCTTAAGGTTTTTTCTCGTCTTGGAGATGCATACCTTTATGATGCAAAAGACCCAAAGATCACAACAGATGGACGACACTTATCTGAAATAGATAGACAACCAAATACGAATGTTCTCAAAGGAAGACTTAGCCTAAAAGATACAATTTTTACTAAACTTACATGGTCTGCTTCGACTGCTGAAAATCTTCTACTGTATCCAAAGGGACTAAAGCATGTTGATGTCAATTCTCTAAAAGCTCTAGGCGCACCAGCAATCATAAGCGGCAAAGAAGGAGAAGCCGGTAAAGATAGAATTAGTACAACAGATAGAGAAAAAATGGAAGCATCTCTCGATGCTGAGTACGTTCCTTTCTATTTTCACGATGTTAGAACAAATGAAATATTGAGTTTCCACGCTTTTCTTGCATCACTTAGCGATGACTATTCTGCCACTTACGATTCTTCTGAGGGATTTGGAAGAGTAGAACCCATCAAGACCTACAAGGGAACACAGCGAAGGATAGGATTTTCTTTCTACGTAGCATCAACTAGCCAGGACGATTTCAATGCTATGTGGGAGAAAATAAATAAACTTGTCACACTAGTCTATCCTCAATACACAGAGGGAAGACTGCTTGCGACACCTGACAAGCAGTACAACATACACATGCCTTTCAGTCAGACAATACAGGCTTCGCCGCTTGTTCGAATAAGAATTGGTGATCTTATCAGATCCAACTATAGCAAGTTTAATCTTGCAAGACTGTTTGGCTACACATATAGAGGTACTAAATTTAACGACATTGATGTGCCAACTACAGAGAATGAAAAGAAAATCGATGAAAAGGTGGCCGTAGAAAAAGCTAGAAGCAGGGCTTATTCTATAGGCAAGACTTTTATGACTAAGAGTGGTAAAATAACGGGCGCTCAAGTCACGAGCGCTTCATCTGATAATGTTTCCATTAATCTGAAGTCTACTTCGTTAGATTACTTACTATTAAAGCTCACTAAAGTAGTAAAAAAGGACGAATTATATGAGTTTGAAGTTATAGCAGATCCTAATAATTCGACCGAAGATAGCTATGCTCTCGCTGCAGATATGGATGCAAGTAATCTTTTGGGTGCCAAGGTTTCTTTTAGCGAGGAACTAATAGAGTTTTCAGAAGATACAGAAGAATTTTACAAACAAGAGTTATTGAGATTGAACGACAAAGAAAGCTCATACTCTGCCAGCGTAGTTGAATTCATGTCTGAAGAGAAAAACTCTATCACTAAGTCTTTCAAGTCTTCTGGCGGCAAAGGACTCGCTGGGTTTATCGAGTCAATGAGCTTCGATTGGTACGACAGGGTCACCTGGGAAGTTGCAGGAAATTCTGGAAAGGCTCCCAAGATGTGCAAGGTCACCATATCATTCTCACCCATCCACGACATATCCCCTGGTCTTGATCACGAAGGTGGCAACAGAGCACCAGTTTATTCAGTTGGTGGGTTCTTTAGGAAGTAAAGCAGGAGGTGTAGCATGGCAACAAGCAGATACGGCACAGACTCTCGAATAAATCTTGGACAACAGCTTGGAACACCAGACGCTTCTCTTCTCCTGAAGCGCGCCATAAAAGAAGGACGAGTTCCAATCGTCTCTTCATTCACTCTCACGGGCAACGACAGACTCGACTCTTTAGCGGGTACAGTCTACGGCGACGCCAAGTATTGGTGGGTACTGGCAATTGCTAGTGGAATTGGATGGGGACTTCAGGTTCCACCTGGGACTGTCATTAACGTTGTTAGCCTCTCTGATGCGCTTCTATATGTGAGATAACATGGATTTCAAGAATCTTGAAGACATCTACAAGTATCTAAAGCCTTCCGACTTACAAGGAAGCTTTCAAGAGTCTACGACTAAAAAAGAGAGCATCGTCGACATTCTCTCTAAGATGATCTTGGCTCCCCGCGGCGAACTGTATTCAAGCAAAGTTATATTTGAAGAAGTAAAAAAACATTTTAGCAAAACTTCCGAAGAAACCACAAGAAAAAATACCGGTACTCAATTTCATGCGATAACAAGCTCAGAACGTCTTAATCTCGCTGATGAGGATTACTGGGGGAAAGGTGTAGAAAATTTGTCCGGAATTATCGGAGCCATAAAAGAGAAGAATTTCGTGGCCTCGGTCTTTGTAACAAAAAGTCCCTACATAACACCGGCAGCTCGCGGGACAGACAACGTTGATTTTTTCTTGAATTATACACCTCCCGTAGTCGCCTCTTCTATGGTGCCCTACCTTGACGTTGAATTTCAAATGCAGGGCGCTTCCCTCGATTCGCTCAATACCCCCAGTGCTTTAAGATTTTTGATAGGTGCAAAAGCCGATAGCGAGCTGACTCCACAGGACAAGGTCATCAGAGACTCTGACTTATTTAAGCCTCAAAATGGGGAGGAAAGCTTTGGTTTGTCTGGGATGGAAATGTTTCTAATGCCTCAGACTCTCACAAACATGGACGACCTCCTTCCGCACAAGGGGCGCCTCGTCCGCGCGAAACCCTTTCTACCATTTGCAACTCTCCAGGGATTCGACGTTACAATTTCCAATGCTGGTGCGGGAGCGTTCGCGCACAAGAAGGGCACATTAAAATTCGTAATACACGATAAGGCAAGGATCTCTGAGATTGCAGAATTTATTAAGGGAAGCTCTGGATTCAACAAGGCCATAATTTGGACGACTTACGGCTGGATTGCTCCCATGAACAGGATGCAGGACGACGACTACGCGAAATTCATAAACGAGTCCATGATCATTCGCGAGTGTTGGTCCGTCGTGAATTCTCAATTCTCTTTTGACGGATCGGGTCAGGTCTCGATGAACCTTGAGCTTGTCAGTAGAGCTGCAAAAGCTCTCGAGAATCTAACTGTCGATGAAGTCAGCGACGAGATAAAAGACTTTCACAACGTGATAAAGTCAATCGCTGAGATAAAGACAAAACTTGTCGGTGAGAATAAGTTCGCCATCAGCGTTTCTGCTGACCAGCTACTTAACGCAGCATCCACTAGCGGCTTCCTAAACGAGCTAAAAGACGTAAAGAGAACCATAGCTTCGCTCAAAGCGAATCTTGAGTACAGCAACTTACCTGAAGCACAGTCAAATGAATTGAAAGACAAGCTCGACTCCTTGAACGAAGGCAAGTACAGCTACGATAAAATAAAGAAGTCTATCGGGGCGTCTGTCGCAAAGAAATTTAAGGACTTGTCAAACAACAAGGATCCGTTTCTTGCTTCTAAAGATAAAAATCCTGAGTATTTTGTCGATTCGTGGCTTGCAAAATCCATCAGCGATTTTAAAGAAAAGCACGAAAAGAGAATGGAAGTCATCAGAAAATCCGCGGAAAACAACCCGGACTTGAACGTTGGCATTGAGGTCGTTTCTTTTGGAAAGCTTTTCACCTCTTTTGTTGCTCCTCGAGTCGCTTCGTCTGAATCTTGCGATGAATTGCAAATATTTTTCTACGGACTCAACGATCAGTGCGGTCCCCTCAGCAACCAGAGCATCGCAGAGTTTCCTGTCAATCTTACAGCCCTAAAATACGCCTATAACAATGCCATCAAAACCACGGGCCTCGAATCTCTATCGGTACAGGCTTTCCTTAGGTTGATCATAGAGACACAGTTTTCTGATCAGCGTGCAATAGGCTACGGTATGAATTCCTACTTTGACCAAATTGATCCCACGAAGCCCAATGAGATACACAGGATCGAAAACAGCAAAGACGTAGAAGCTGGCATGAGCAAGTGGATTTCTCGGTACGGTTCTCTCACAATGCCAATCATAGAGATGTTCGTAGAGAACGGTGAAGAAAGCGACAAGATAAAGTACACTGTAGAACAATTAAAGAGAAGTGCGACACGTCTCAATTACGAGGAGAACAATGCCGTACCTGCTTCCAGAGGAGGATCCAAGCGGATCATAAAGCGTATTCACATCTATGATCGTGCCAACAATCCTTATAGATTGGCGCAGCAAATAATAGATACTGGTTCGAGTTTTGAAGTTGCAGAAGTTCTCACTGGACCTGCTGACGCAAATCTAAGAGAGGCCATAAAGGGAATGGACTCTGCAAAGCTAAAGAAGCTTCAGACAGATCTTAACAGCGGCGTAGATTATAAGACGGCGCTCAACAATGCAGGAGTAGGTCAAGAGACTGTTAACAGCATCGTAAAGATTCGACAACCCGGCGCTGGCGCTGACAAGATTGTAATACCGAAGGACAGAAAGAAGTTGAAAGAGTACTTGATGTCTCAAGTTCCTTGCATATTTGTGGGAACTAACGGAACTATGGTTCTTAGCAGTAACGCTGCATCTTCCACGTCTGGTCTCCAAGGTGCAATAAACATAATGAATGCCTCTAAGTCTGCAGCAAAAGGTCAGGCTACTGTCTCGGGCAATCCTCTCGAGGAAGTCGGAGGATTGCCTCTCAGAACTGTTCCAATTCAATTGACAATGACGACGATGGGAGTGCCCATCGCACAGCTTTATCAGACGTACTTCGTAGACTTCGAGACAGGAACGTCTTTAGACAACATCTATAACTGCACTCAGCTTCAACACTCCATAACACCAGGTAAGTTCACTACTAACTGGACTTTCATGTACGCCAGCGGCTACGGAAAGTTTACGGCTCCCCCGACAATTACAGGCTTAATGGATCAGAGAGCTAGGATTGTCATAAATGAAGCAGTTGCAGCTTTAGCTCCAAAGCCTTCAAAGAAATAGTTGTGTAAACATGACTTCCCAAGCTGTACACTTGTGAGGTGCATCGATTTGCCATAGACTCATCCGTGCTTGGGACGGAAAAACACCTCGTCGGCGACGAGGAAGGATTTCTTTGGTCCGATTCTGTTCCACGTGATGCATGGCACATGACAGGCGATCTAAAGACTTCTTCAACTGCCCGGTGCCTCGACACTCTCTTCAAGATGTCTGGCCACAAAGTGACCGAAGTCCCCGAGAGATACCTTCTTTCTATGAAGACGTTGGTCACAGGTTCGAACTCAATACCGTGGCAAATGGTTCTACCCCAGGGCGTCTTTAAGCAATTCTTTAAAAATGTCGTAAGGGAAACAACTACTGTTTTTCCTAATTTACCTTTTGACTATTACGAGACAGCCTGGGTCGCAGGGACACGTGTTCTCAACTCTCTCCGTCCATGCGCCATAGACTTGGACGCCTTTAACGATGCCCTCTCTCAGAATCCTGCATCACCCGGTCTTGAAAGCTTTAGACCGAAGCGCAGCGGCTTCTCTAGGCCTGTTATCTACGATAGATTTGCTACGCGCACTGGTAGGCTTACCGTCATAGACGGACCCAACATTTTGATTCTCAAAAAAGAGAATAGGAGAATCATCAAGTCTTCGTTTGAAGACGGAATAATCGCCTATGTCGACTTCAGGGCGTTAGAGGCGAGAATCGTCCTCGGAGAGGCAGGCAGATACTCTACCTCAGAAGATCTCTATGAGGATGTAGCAAACAGTCAGTTCAAGGGTGTTCTCCCGCGCGACATAGTTAAAGTCGCAGTTCTTTCTGAGCTTTACGGAATATCTCGTTCATCTCTCAAGTCTCGACTCGGAGTTTCAGACCAAAAGCTTGACTCTTTTATCGGAGTCATTCGAGACTACTTTAAGGTCAATGAATTGCGTAGCCGCTTAAAAGATCAGGTGGGAAATAGCGGTAAGATGATCAATAGATTTGGACGGCCGCTTACCATCCCGACCGGTCAAGACAATCTATTGGTCAACACGTACGCTCAGTCCACGGGAGTTGATGTGTCACTCCTTGGATTCGATTACATCCTTCGTATCCTTGGGTCTGAGGGAATCAGACCGCTGTTCGTCCTTCACGACGCTATTATCATAGATGTCAGGGGAGACAGGATAGGCGAGATCGAGAAGATTTGCAACGTTAACATTCCGACCTATGAATCTCCCTTCCCAGTAAAGTTTGAACAACTTTCTTCTACTTGATTATCATTACCAGCATGGAACTCACCCCAGAACAAATTGCAGAAAATTTTGAAAAGTTTCGAAGCTTTATGGAGAAGCTTGGTGATAGGTCTGAGCCTGCGCTTGCATTAGTAGATCATCTAGGAGAACGACTTGCAATGTGTCCCGCCTCCTCTAGAAAGGAATACCATGCTGCATTCCCAGGCGGTTTGGTCGATCACTCTCTCAGACTTCTTAGTAATGCGCTGAAGCTTTGCAAGACTTTTAACTGGGAAGTTCCTAAGGATTCACTCATTATTGGCTGTCTGCTTCATGATTTGGGCAAGGTAGGCGATCACGAAAAAGACTATTACGTTCCACAAGATTCAGACTGGCACAGAGAAAAGCTTGGTGAGATGTATAAGCACAACAAAGAAATTCTCTACATGACGGTACCAGATAGAGGTGTGTGGTTGTGTCAGCAGTTTGGTCTTAGACTTACACAGGATGAATGGCTTGCTATCAAGCTTAATGATGGGCAGTATGCCGAGGAGAACGCTCCCTATAAGATGAAAGAACCTCTGCTTGCTGACATTGTTCATCTTGCTGACTATATTTCCTGCAAGCAGGAAAAGAATCTGTAGCTTCTGAATACTTATTCGCATGAGCGCTTTACTGAGACAGTACATAGAGGCAGTCCTCTCCGAGGTTGTCGATTATCGTGTACCCAATCAGTTGGTATCTAAAGGATCACCAAAGAAGCAAAAAGACAAAAAAGACGATGCGAACAAGGATTCGGAAGAGGAGACGGAAGAGATGGACGAAATGAGTGTTGTCGCCAACATTGCAGGTTATACAGCGCCGTTAGGTGCTTCTTCAGCTGACGTGGGCTCAAATCCCACCAGGCCTGGTCAGAAGCTCAAGAAAACGAAAAAGAATTACGTGCGTTGGAAGTGATCTCTGTCGGGACACAACAATTGAACAGTCTTGACTCCATGTGTTAAGTTAAGGACTCAAACAACGACGGTACTCCCGCGCGGTGCGGTATACCGTCTACAAATAACAATAGGAAACGGAAAAGGAAAGTAGGTAAAAATGGCTATTGATCTAGAGGCAATTAAGCGTCGTGTCGCAGAACTCAGCGGTGTCAAGAAGACATCTTCGGTTCAGATGTGGAAGCCGACTGTAGGCGAATACAAGGTAAGGTGCCTCCCTTGGAAGAACTCACCGGACGGTCAGCCATTCGCAGAACGCTGGTTCTACTACATCGGTGAAAATGCAGGAATTTTGACACCAAAGCAATTTGGCAAGCCCGATCCCATCGACGATCTCATCCGCAAGCTTTACAGCAGTGGAAAGCCAGAGGACAGGGTTCTTGCCAAGAAGTTAGCACCGAAGATGCGATGCTATGCTCCCGTTATTGTTAGAGGCGAGGAAGACAAGGGGGTCCAAATCTGGAGCTTTGGTAAGCTCGTCTACCAGCGCATGCTTGGCTTCTTCCTCGACGAGGAGGTTGGTGATATCCTCTCTCCGACCGAAGGTTTCGATCTCAAGGTCACTATTTCGAAGCAGCCTGGCAAGCAGTTTAATGACACTACCGTAGATCCTGCACGCAAGTCTACTTCTCTCCACTCTGACCAGTCTGTATCCCAGAAGTGGCTTGATAACATTCCGAGCATCGACGACATGTACAGGCTCAAGTCTACCCAAGAAATTGAGACCATCCTCAACAATTGGCTGAGCGGAGGATCTGCAGATTCTTCGGCCGACGGCGGATCCTCTCGCGGCTCCGAGCCTGTTGATGAACTTGAAAGTCTCGTCGCGGAAGTGAAGCAATCCGACAAGAAACCTGTAAAGAAGGTGGAGAAGACAGAAGCTAAGAAGCAGTCTCTTGATGATGCATTCGCAGATCTAATCGGTGAAGAGTGATTACTATGAAGGGCACACACAGTCGTGTGTGCCCTTTCTTCTTACGGAGACAAATTAATGGCTAAGAAAGACAAGGAATTAGAAACAACCTCTTCAAAGAAGAGCGACGTAGATGACATGATGAAGGATCTCATCACGTCCATCAACAAGGAGTTCGGAACGAGGGTTGCTTACAATCTCTCGGAAATGGATGCACCAACCATTGTCAAGCGATGGATCGATACAGGCTCCATTCAACTGAACTACGCCATTAGAAATGCCGTCGATGGCGGATATCCTGAGGGACGAATCATTGAGATTAGCGGTCCACCATCAAGTGGAAAGTCTCACCTGGCCTATCATGCTGCTGCAGTTGCCCAGAAGATGGGCGGCCTTGTCGTCTATGTGGATACTGAGAATGCCACGCCCGTTCAGAAGCTCGCTGACATGGGAATCGACGTTAAGAAGCGGTTTGTCTACTGCGACTCCCACATGACCGAAGAAGTATTCTCGATTATTGAATCGACCATTACCAAGGCAAAGCAAATAATCGAGAAGAACGTACCAATCGTTGTCATCTGGGACTCCGTTGCAGCGACTTCACCCAAGGCTGAACTCGACGGTGAGTATGAGGACAACACGATTGGTCTGCAAGCTCGTGTCATCTCTAAGGGTATGCGAAAGATTACAGGCGTGATCGGTCAGAACAACGTGACGTTGCTTTGCATCAATCAGATCCGCGACAAGATCGGTGTCATGTATGGTGATCCAACCACTACACCTGGCGGTAAGGCCATTCCGTTCCATGCTTCTGTCAGAATCTCGCTATCCAGCGGCAACCCTGTGAAGGACAAGGACGGAAACATCATCGGTATTCACGTCATTTGCACGATCAAGAAGAACAAGGTCGCTCCTCCTTTCAAGAAGTGCGAGTTCGACATCATCTTCGGTAAGGGCATCGTGGAGCACGAGTACATCTTCGACGAAGTTCGAACTTACTGCAAGGAGAACGGCGGTGTTGTCTTCGAAGACAACAAGATAATCATTACCGGAGACGGAGCCTGGAAGGAACTTGTCGTATCTTCTGAAAAGACTGGTGAAGTTCTCATTACCAAGAAGTTCTACAAGGCAGACTTCGGAGACGTAATGAGAGATGAGAAGTACAGGAAGTACGTCAATGCTGTGATTGAAGCTGCTTTGACAATAAATCCAAGTGAGATTGAGCAGATCATTGAAGAGGAGATAACTTCAGATGAGTGATGTCGTAGTAGGATACAAGAACCAAGCTCCACCTCAGTACGCAACCCCTGGGTCTGCTGGGTGTGACTTAATTGCAAGTGAAGAAATTACAATCCCACCAGGAAAGTGGAGCGCAGTAAGCACAGGCCTCCATCTAGAAATTCCAAATGGATACGTTGCCCAAGTTTGCCCTCGATCAGGTCTGGCTTTTAAGCACGGAGTGACAGTACTCAACTCCCCTGGCATAATTGATTCTGACTATAGAGGAGAAATCAAAGTTCTTCTTATAAATCATAATTCTTTACGTTATACAGTAAAGAAGGGTGACAGAATTGCTCAACTAGTCTTTTTACCTTTTGCTCAGGCAGAGATGCGGCATGTAGAACATTTCTCTCCTACAGAAAGAGGAGAAGGCGGATTTGGAAGCACGGGACGATAATGGAAAGCTTTTATCTCATTGTTGTTTTTTCCCTTGGCTACATTGCCGGATCTTTGGACAGTCTTCGACGTTCGCTTAGAGTTTCCGGACACACTGAGTCTTCTGTTTCCTCTTTTGTCACTGAGGTGAACAGAGACCAGAAGCGTCAAGCAAAGGCGAAAATCTCCATAGATAATTCAACGTATGTTACTGATATTTCTACAGACGGCATAGAATCAAAAGGTTCTCCGCTTGGGACGGTATCGCAGTCAAAAGACGACATATCGTCAGCTGCGAATAAACTTGCTCAGCTTAAGAAGATGAAAGGATAGTTATAAGCATGGCTAAAGGATTAGACGTTGGAACCTCATTTATCGTCCTCTCATCCGAGGGTGACGGAGGAACTGTTGAGTACAAGGATTTCAGAGATGCTTTCTATGTGATCAAGCCCACAACTCCGATCGCATCGAAGATGATTGAAAAGGGACTCGCTGGAAAAGTTTTCGTAAAAGATACAGACGGGTCATACATCATTCTCGGCAAGGACGCAATTGAAAAAGCTGTAGAGCGAAATGACTCTGCCAAGCGTCCGATGTATCGAGGAGTAGTCTCCACAAAGGAGAAAGACGCCAGAAGAGTTCTCTCGTATATACTTAAGGAAGTCGCTGGAAAGGCAACAAAGAGAGGCGAAAAACTTGTCTTCTGCGTTCCTGCACAACCAGTGGATCAGGAAGACGATGATTTTGATGTTGGCTACCATGAGGACGTCGTCAAGAAGGTCCTCGAAGAATGTGGTTATGAAGCTCGGGCAATCAATGAAGCAGAAGCGCTATGTTACTCGGAGCTTGCGGACGATGACTATACCGGTGTTGCCCTGTCTTGGGGCGCGGGTATGGTTAACGTTTGTGTCATGCTGAACGGTGAACCTGTCGTCAAGTTCTCCACCACCAAGTCCGGTGACTGGGTAGATCGCATGGCTGCTGTTGCCACTGGAGAGACAGACTCAGTAGTACAATCTGAGAAGGAGCAAGGAGATTTCACGATCGGAAAGCCGTGTGACAATCAAGTCCTAGCTGCAGTTTCGTCGTATTACGATAGACTTATTGACTACACTACGAAGCAGCTTGCAGCGGCAATGGATGGTCACAAATCTCTTCCAAAGTTTAAGGACCCCCTCCCAGTCGTAGTAGCTGGTGGCACCACGAAAGCCAAGGGTTTTGTTAATCACTTTGAGAAGAAGCTCAATGAGAACGGTTTCCCGCTCCCTGTCAGAGAGGTAAAGCATGCCTCTGATCCGCTTCACGCAGTCGCTCGCGGCTGCCTAATCGCATCTCAGATTCTCTAATGGACTTTGATACAACGTGGAATATCTCCGAGAGTCCGGAAGGACTCTTGGAGGTTATAATGACGTGCAAAAAAGAACTGACTAAGAATTGTTTTTCAAAGTTTGGTTCTGCAAAGATACAAGACTATAGAGTTAGTGCATCTCAAAAAGTGTGCGAACTCTTACTTCTTTCCGAAGGCCATACTCCCATTAAGAGCAAAGAATTTGACTCTGCGTGTCACAAAGCAGTGGCAAGCTTTGATAACTTCAAGCTCTTCAAGACGAAAATGTTCGGAGATTCAGTGATGAGAATCGAAGCATGCTTTGACATCGGCGAAGGCATGGGAAAATACTGGTACGCTAGTATTACTTTGATTTGACAAGTGAAGCAATCATAAAGTAGATTTCCAGCATGTCAGACGAACGTCCAGTCTTTGTAATCGATGGACTTAATATGTTTCTTCGCTCTTACAGTGCATTCCCTCAGATGTCATCTCACGGTTATCAGATGGGGGGATGCATAGGATTTCTTAAGTCTTTGCAGCGCTTATGTAGAGAGTTTCATCCTACAAGCGTGTACATTACTTGGGAGGGCGGAGGATCTCAGAGAAGACGAAAATTATATCCAGAATATAAAGCCAATAGGAAACCTGGAAAATTAAACCGATTTTACGGAGATGACATTCCTGACACCGAAGAGAACAAGCAGCATCAGTTGATTACACTGCTCAATGCTCTGAAAAACGTACCTGTTTGTCAAGTCTATGTGTCTGATTGTGAAGGTGATGACATCGTAGCATTTTTGACAAATGGTCCACTTAGAGACAAAGAAATTGTCATAGTTTCTGCAGACAAAGACATGTATCAACTTCTTGGACCGAAGACTAAGATCTATTCTCTCTATAAGAAGAAATTCATTACAGATGAAGACTTGTTTGAAGAGTTCAGGATAAGATCCCACAACTTTGCTCTCGCAAAGTGTCTTTGTGGTGATGATTCAGATAACATACCTGGTATTCAAGGTCTTGGTTTTAAGAGCGTAGCAAAGAAGTTTCCAATGCTTGGAAGCGAAGAGACAATCGTGTTGCAAGACTTAATAAATTACGCACATACACAGCGGGGCGTTCTCTACAAGCGCGTTGTTGATGAGACCGCCATTGTCAACAGAAACTGGCAGCTTGTCCACTTAGACGGCAGTATGTTGTCGGGTGATCAGATGAAGCGCGTAGAACACGTTGTAGATACATTTGAACCCTCAGTAAATAAGATGGGTCTTATCAAATTGCTAATTAAAGAAGGAATCAGTGATTTTGATTACGAAGGATTCTTTTATGATTTGTCGTGTGTCGACGGATTGAGATTCGCTTCGGAGAATAAATGATGCAAGATAACGAAAGCAAACTAAACAGCGTATCATTCGGTCAGTTCGGCAAGTCATTTCAGGAGAAGCTGTGTCAAGCTCTTTTAGTTGACAACAAGTTCGCTGAACAGATGATGGAAGTCATTGACATCTCATACTTTGAGGTCAATTATCTAAAGTTCCTCGCAGATCGTTACTTTTCTTATTCAAAGAAGTACAAAGTCTATCCGTCTCTTCAGCTGCTTGTTACTATTATCAAAGACGACCTAAAGTCTGGTACTGACGTCATCCTTAGAGATCAGATAATTGATTATCTTCAACGGATGAAGTCTAATCCAGACCTAGGAGACCTTCAGTACGTTAAGGAAAAATCCTTAGAATTCTGTCGTAAGCAAGCTCTCAAGAAGGCACTGGAATCTGCCGTCGATCAGATGCAGGCCAACAAGTACGAGTCTATTGTCGAGACGATCAAGAAGGCAGTCCAGGTTGGAACAGCACCTTCTGTAGGCCACGACTTCTTCAACGAGATGGATGCGCGATTCACTAAGCTGAAGCGTGACACCATTCCAACCCGTCTTCCAGAGCTCGACAAGAAAGAGATTCTCAACGGCGGTAGCGGTAAAGGTGAATTGCTCTGTGTTGTCGGTGCCTCTGGTTCAGGTAAGTCTCACTGGCTCACAATGATCGGTGCTAACGCTCTTCGCGAAGGCAAGAACGTGCTTCACTACACCTTTGAGCTCTCAGAAACAGCTGTGGGTATCCGATACGATTCTAACCTCTGCGACATAGATTCCAATGAGGTGATGGATCGCAAGGAAGAGGTTGTGAAGTTCTACGAAGAAAATAAACTCGGTCGCCTCTTCATCAAGGAGTATCCGACAAACACAGCTTCAGTCTATACGCTGCGGTCACACATCGAAAGACTTGATCTAAAGGGATTTAAGCCTGACATGGTCATCATTGACTACGCAGACATCATGCGTTCTTCGAGACAATTTGATTCTCTTCGACACGAACTCAAGCTTGTCTACGAAGAGCTAAGAGGAATGGCGATGGAGCTCGGAGTTCCTATTTGGACCGCATCGCAGTCTAATAAGGATGGTGCAAACAGCGAAGTTATTGACATGACGAACATGTCAGAAGCTTACGGAAAAGCAATGATTTGTGACGTGATCGTATCGGTTTCTCGTAGACCTCACGAAAAAGCTGGTGGCTGGGGACGTCTTTATATTGCCAAGAACAGAGCTGGTAGAGACGGTCTTGTTTACCCTATTAAGATCAATACGGCAAGAAGTAAGTTTGAAATCACGGGTGAATCAGACTCTCCTGATGTTCACAACGTGGCAGCCGAAGATGAACAAAAGAAGGCAATTCTCTCAAAGTGGAGAGAGCTAAAGAAAGATTTTGGAAAACCTCCTGTCGAGGTGTGATATAATGGTTTTCGAATCTCGAAATCACTCGACATAAGAGATCTGTATAGTTATTAGACCCAACTTGGAGACAACTTTAAACATGACAAGGTATACGCAGGAAGAAGCTTACGCAAGTTCGTTGGAATACTTTGGGGGAGATGAGTTAGCAGCCTCAGTGTTTCTATCGAAGTACGCACTACGCGATTCGTCAGGATCGCTCCTCGAGAAGACACCTGCAGACATGCATCGTCGACTCGCAAAGGAGTTCGCACGAATCGAGGCGAAGTATCCAAATCCTCTAGGCGAAGAGGAGATCTTCGAATACTTGTCTAAGTGGGAGATTGTTCCACAGGGCTCTCCTATGTCTGCAATGGGAAATCCCTACAAGATTCAGTCTCTGTCTAACTGTTTTGTCATTGCGGCGCCTGAAGATTCATACGGTGGTATCCTCTTCGCCGACCAGGAGCAGGCGCAGATCATGAAGCGTAGAGGTGGTGTTGGATTCGATATCTCCACAATTCGTCCCAAGGGAATGCACACAGCCAACGCCGCAGGCACAACTGACGGCATCGGCGTATTCATGGAGCGCTTCTCCAACACTTGCCGTGAGGTTGCACAGGGTGGCCGTAGAGGTGCTCTCATGTTGACCGTCTCGGTTAACCATCCTGAGATTGAAACATTCATCAATATCAAGCGTGATCTCAAGAAGGTTACTGGTGCCAACATCTCAATTCGCCTCACTGACGACTTCATGCAAGCCGTAAAGGATGAATCTGAATACACGCTTCGCTGGCCTGTTGACGCTTCTGTGAATGATGCAAAGGTCACCAAGACTGTCAAGGCCAAGGAAGTCTGGGATCAGATCATCGATGCTGCTTGGACGTCTGCAGAACCAGGTCTTCTTTTCTGGGACACTGTTAAGAAGGCAACCCCTACAGAGGCATATGCCTCTCTTGGGTACGGATCTGTCTCTACCAATCCATGTGGCGAGATTGTTCTTTCTCCGTACGACTCTTGTCGACTCCTTCTGCTCAACCTCGCTAAGTTCGTGAAGAATCCGTATGATGCAGGTGCAACATTCGATTATGTCGCCTTCGGCCGTGCGGCTAAGGTTGCTCAGCGTCTCATGGACGATCTTGTCGATCTAGAGCTCGAAGCAGTTGATACAATTATAGCCAAGATCGAATCAGATCCTGAATCTGAGGCCGTAAAGCACTCTGAGCTAGCATTGTGGAGAAAGATTAAGGACGCTGCTTCGAAGGGACGTCGAACAGGCCTGGGTATTACCGCCATGGGAGATGCTCTCGCAGCACTTAACATCCGCTATGGATCTCAGGAATCGGTTGACAAGACAGAAGAGATCTACAAGGTTCTCGAAGTGAACGCCTATCGATCTTCTGTTCGAATGGCAGCAGAGCGCGGTGCATTTCCGATCTTCTCCCACAAGCTCGAAGCAGATCATCAGTTTATCCAGAAGGTGATTTCTGCAGATCCAGAGCTTCGATCAGATTACCTAAAGTATGGTCGTAGGAACATAGCCCTTACCACTACAGCACCGGCAGGCTCTGTTTCTTGTTTAACGCAAACAACAAGTGGCATTGAGCCGGCGTTTTTGGTCTCCTATACACGCAGGAAGAAGATTACATCGACAGACGTAGACGCCCGCGTGGACTTTGTAGATCAGCTCGGTGACAAGTGGCAGGAGTATAAGGTTTATCACCACGGTTATAAGAAGTGGATGGAAGTGACAGGAAAGGGAGACAATGTTGAGGAGTCTCCGTATTGGAAGGCCACGTCGAATGACGTTGACTGGGAGATGTCTGTGAAGCTTCAAGCTGCTGCTCAGAAGTGGGTGTGTCACTCTCTCTCGAAGACATGTAACCTTCCCAATGCAACGTCCAAGGAAACCGTCGCTCAGGTCTACATGGCAGCGTGGGAGTCCGGATGCAAGGGGTTCACTGTCTATCGCGATGGATGCAGGACAGGTGTTCTCGTTTCTGATGAACCAAAGAAAGAAGAAGTGCAAACTGACGGTCAGCCTGTTGCAATCACAGAGAATCACGCACCAAAGCGTCTTAAGGAATTACCCTGCGATATTCATAGAATTAACGTAAAGGGTTCTGCCGGTACGGAAAGCTATCTTGTTCTTGTCGGAATGATGGAAGGAAAGCCTTACGAAGTATTCTGTGGACTCTCTTCACACGTCGAAGTGCCAAAGAAGGCAAAGCATGGAACTCTTATCAAGAACGGCAAGAAGGACGGTGTTGCAACTTACAATCTCTCTATTCCCGTCGGAGACGACGATGTAGTTGTCTTTAAGGATGTTGTCGAGCTCTTCGCTAATCCTCTTCATGGTGCTTTCACACGCTCGCTCTCTCTTGCTCTGCGTCACGGTATCCCAGTTCAATACGTTGTTGAACAGCTTCAGAAGGATAAGCACAGCGACATGCAGAGCTTCTCGAGAGTTATTTCTCGAGTTCTTAAGGGGTATATTCCTGACGGAACAAAGTCAACTTCTGATAAGAATTGTCAATCTTGTGGCGCTACAGACGGACTCGTCTATCAGGAAGGTTGTCTCACCTGTAAATCTTGCGGAAATTCCAAGTGCGGGTGAATAGTTAAGTTCGGAGTCGAAAATGAAACTTACCCAGAGACAACTTGACAAGATCAACGGCCTTATCAGCGAGGAAGCAGAAGTCAGAAAGAACTTGCACGAGAGCATGTACGAGAACAGGAAGAAGTCTTTGATGTCTGAAGCTCTCATGTTTGAGGAGAGCGGCCTTGAGGGAGCTCCCGAAAAGTTTGTCAAAGATATTGAAGATGATGTCACGAATTATTCACGTGACTTCATTCCTCAGATCAACAGAGTCTTGTATAGGAGCCTTGCTTCTTACATGAGACTTTCAGGTGTAGTTAACATGACTCCAAGCGCCTGGGAAGATGAGCTCGAGATGCACGACATCTATGAGGCTCAGATGGAGCTCGCGACTGATATCTCAAACGCCATTCAGGCCTATGCAAAGCGCATGATGGAGGCAGCTGTTCAAGTCGCCTCTGTCCCTGAGGAATGATGAAGAAGCAACAAGCTCTCAAACAGGTAATTGCCTCGGAAGTGAAGTCTCTCCTCAAGGAGGATTACGCCCGAGGCATTCCTGATTTCGCACTCTCTCAAGTTGCTGCAGACGCAACTGAAGGTCTCAAGCGTCATCTCAGGAGACACATTAGCCAAATGGCTAACAATCCTGCAAAGCAGCGTGCAATGCTTGCTTCTGCAAACGCCGTTCTCCGTGAACTCGAGGGTGAAATGAAGGAACTTCTTGAGGAAAAGTTGTTGAAATTCGTACGTAGTGTGTAGTAATATGACTACATGCCCGAACAACTCAACAGAGTAGAATTAATCGGTTTTTATGGTGGAGATGAATCCCACGCCCTTTCGGCGTGGACCTCCACCTCTCGTGATTTGACGGACGAGAAGAGGGAGAGAATTCCCAAGCTTCTGAAAATGCTCGCAGAGAATGGACACGAAACTCCCTTCGAGAAGAGTTCGCTCCACTTCCTGTGCACGACCGAGATTGCTTCACATATCCATTTGATTAAGCATCGCATCGGAGTCTCCGTGAACGGAGAGTCAGCTCGATACAAGGAGTTGAAGGACGACAAGTATTACGTTCCTACAGACTGGGACACAGAGGAGAAGACGAAGTACGTCGAGCACATGGAGGCTTCCCTGAAGAGATACCACGAGGTTCTCACACGTCTCGAGAAGAAGGGCGTTCCTCGGAAGAGAGCCAAGGAATCTGCCAGGATGTATGTTCCTTACGGGAATCAGCTCACGGCTGACGTGATGTTCAACTTCAGGAGCTTCGTTCACTTCCTCAGACTGCGATACTCCACACACGCCCAGCTGGAGATTCGCGACTTGGCAGGTGAGATGCTGAGACTCGTCAAGGAAACTGGACAGTTTGATGCCACACTCGAAGCTTTCGGTTTGCTTGTTGATGGACAGCTAAGAGGACCTTTCGAATGAGCAAGATCATAGTGATTGAAGGACCTGATAGATGCGGCAAGGCCACACAGAGTGCGCTACTCTGTGAATATCTTTGGCAATGCGGAAAGAAAGCTAAAGTGGTGGAAGTTCCCATACACGATAAAGTTACATACGACGCAATTTACTGGATGCTTGAGAAGGGACACGCTAAAAAATTCCCAAGAATCTTTCAGCTCACTCAGTTCCTCAATCGCTGGCTCTTTCAAACGAAAGAACTTTCAGATCTCGATCACGAATATGACTATCTCATCTTTGACAGGTGGAGTCTCTCTACGACAGTGTATGGCAAGGCTGCCGGAGTCGATGACGGATTTGTCAACTATTTCTATAGAAAGCTAAGAAAACCAGATTACACGCTTGTGCTTCTTGGCAAGCCCCACGCACACGTCGCTGAAGACGTCTATGAGAAAGATAACGAGCTTCAGGAAAAAGTGAGAAAGCTTTATGCTGACTGGGTCAACAAGAACCCAAAAGAAGCTCACATAGTAGCTTCAGATAGATCTAAAGAATCAGTATTTACAGAAATAATCGTGGTGTTAAAGACTACAAGGAACATACCATCTTGAACGGAGAAACAATGAGCTACAAGATTTCAGATAGTGTTGCAATGAGAATGATTCAGATATTTCAGGAGGCAGTTATTTTTGGCCTCGACGGTGCAGATCTTCTTAGACAGGTCAGACTTGTAGAAGATGTCAGTGAACCTGGGACGTTGACGCTTGATCCCGAGTATGTCTTTTCAGTAGAGAAGATGCATGAACAGTACCTCGCTGAAGCTGCAAAGAAGCAGGCAGATACAGAAATCACTCGAGATATTTTGGTCTAAAAAGTTTCTCGTGGGGGGTTACCTTCCCGATGCTGATGATTATCCTGTGACCACGAGGCAATGAGCCTCAAGATCACAGGAGAATAATAGATGATGAACATTAGATACGACTCGATGCTGAAGACACCGACTCTCTTCGACACCCTTCGTACGCTAGAGGACCTTTACTCGACCCCCACGTCTCGTACGAGGGTGTACACCAACACCTCAGTGTACAGGACGGAAGAGAAAGACAACGAACTCCATCTCTCCATCGATCTACCGGGAGTAAAGAGCAAGGACATCTCCGTGCAGGTCACGGGGCGTGAGATCAAAGTTACCGGAAAACTTAGGGGAGAAGACTTCAAGTACTCCTACGTTCTCTCCAGAGACCACGATCCAGAAACTGTTGTGGCTACCCACGAAGACGGAGTCCTCACTCTCACTTTCGGGAAGACGTCGAGCGCAAAAACAAAGACGGTTGAGATCAAGGTAAAGTAAGCTATTGAACTGTAGAAAAACGGCAGGACTTTAAAGTCCTGCCGTTTTTTATTTGTCTGTTGATTATAATTAATTCGTTTATTGAAGAGGAAATATGGAAAATTCTGCTTTGCGCTACAAGATATATCAGACTCTTTTGGAAGCAAACTTGTCTGATGCCCAACGAGAAGTTATTCTTGAGGGTTGGTTTGACAATCTCAAGTCTTGGCTTGGAGCCGTGAAGGACACAGGCGCTACCGACATAGGTAAAATCTTCGCCAATAACAAATTTAATAGAAGAGTGAAGGTTGCTGCAGACAACATCACGAAAGAGATTCAAGATCTTAAGTCTATTGCAAAGGATGCAGGTGTCTCTCCCGAAGTAGCCCTTGAATTACTTAATTCAATACTTACAGGCGCGGGTGCTGAGCCTACAAAGATAGAAAAAGCAGCAGAATCCCCCAGCACAGGCGGATCAGGATCAGCACCTGCTGAGACTGCTGCTCCAAAGTCGGGAAGTCCCATCACAGCTGGGGATTCTTCGATCTCGACAATAGTGAGAGCAGCAGCGGCTGCATCCGGACAAGACCCAGAGAAGGTCGCTGCACAAGCCCAAGAGAAGAAAATCGATTCACCCAAGGCCTCTAAGGCACTCGCAAAGGCGATTTCTCAGCAAACCAAGACAAATCCAGAGGTTGCTGAAAAGGTGATCAATTGGCTCATCAAGAACAATCACCTACTTGCCGAAGGAGGTCGTCGAATTAGCGAGACTGTTATCTTGAACGCGGCAAAAAAGTCCAGAACGATCACAGAGTCAATTTCAGTAGAGAAGTGGGGCAAGATTGCTGGTCTTATCGTCGAAGCTGATGACAAGAAGAAGGAAGCAGCAAAGAAACAATTCGGTGATTTCTTAGACGATCTTCAAAAGGCTCTAGGCGCAGAAAACGACGAAGAGATGTCTACAGAGATCATGGACATTTTAATTGCTCTCGATGACTTGGACGTTATCGAAGTAAAGTAGCTAAATTCTGATTTGGTCGATGTAATCTTTGCATCGACCAATTTAGTATCTTGGTATGAGTCCCGAAAAGCAAGAAGAACTATTCAAAAAGTATCCAAAGATCTTCAGCAATCTCAAGTACACCGAGTGCGGAGATGGCTGGTACGACCTCGTAGAACGTCTCTGTGCAGTCATTCAGAATGAAGCTGACAACGCTGGCTATAGACTAAGTGATGAAGAGAAGGAAGCGCTTCAACCTCTCGCTGTACAAGTGAAGGAGAAGTTCGGTGGACTTCGCTTCTACATCTATGGTGGAAACGATGAAATCCGAGGCGCCATTCGAATGGCAGAGGCAATGTCTTTCAAAATCTGTGAGGACTGCGGTGTTCCTGGACACAAGCAGCCTGGTGGTTGGATCCGCACCCTCTGTGATCCTTGTCAGGAGAAGCGTCTTACACGTAAGTTGAACACTGACGAGCTAATTGATAAGATTAGATCAACATGAAGATTGAGAAATTCGAAGACGGCCTGGCGATCTGTGGTGACTGCACTTCTCAAGAGGTAATCGACGAGATCAAGAATACTCTCGGAGCTTCTAAGCTGAAGGCAGTCATCACAGATCCTCCTTACGGTAACATCATCGATGAGGAGTGGGATAAGTGGCACGAAGGACAAAAAAACTTCGTTAATTGGATGGTGGGTTGGACAAACACATTCTCTGATTTATTGGTAGACGGTGGTGCCATGTACGTGTGGGGTGGATACGGAATTCCGGGCTTCCGTCCTTTCTTTGAGTATGCACATCGTGTGGAGTATGAGACTCCCATGAGAATTGCCAATCTCGTCACATGGCATAAGAAGCGTGCGTACGGCGTTCAGCACAACTATCTCTCCACTCGCGAAGAGATCCTCTACATGGTGAAGGGCAACATCAAGAAGCCTGCCACCTTCAATGTTCCTTACCTCGACACGAAGCGTGGATATGCAGGTTATGATGCGAAGTATCCTGCCAAGAGCGAGTTCTACCGGAGGACCAACGTTTGGACGGACATCACAGAGATCTTCTCTGGTAAGGTACATCCTACTCAGAAGCCACTACAGGTCTTTGAGATACCCATTCTCGCAAACACCAATGAAGGCGACTGGATTCTTGATCCCTTCGGCGGGTCCATGACAGCTGCAATTTCTGCAAGAAAGTTGAATAGAAATTGGATTTGCGTTGAACGAGATGAAAAGATTTTTGATGATGCTGTTTCATCTATGCGATCTGGTCACCCAAGAAAGCGTTGACATAATAATTACATCATGCTAATTCTTCCTCCAAGACGATTACGTAATAACTCTCGCGTAGCTATTGTGGCTCCTTCTGGCCCTATCGTCTCGGACGAAGTCCAGGCAGGAATTGATATCATCAGAGAGTGCGGCCTTGAGCCTGTCTTGGGACCTTGTGTTAAGAATCTTAAGACTACAGGAGATCATGCAGGCTCTGTTAGAGATAGAGTTGATGAGCTCAACTGGGCATTTTCACAGCCTGGCATTGCAGGAGTCATAGGTGCTGTTGGAGGTGAAGGATCTGCAGCAGTTCTTCCCTATCTTGATTACGACAAGATACGTGCTTCCCAAAAGCCATTTTTGGGAATGTCTGATCTCACTGCGATCAACACAGCACTGTTTACCAAGTCTGGTCTCATTTCTATAAATGGCCAGACGCCCTCTATTCGTCTGGACAAGGGAAGAAAAATTCAAGAGGCGGACTCAGAATCTTTCAAACTTACTCTTGAATTGCTTAAGTCCGACCAACTGTGGGGTTCTCGTCCCTTCTACTTTAATCCTTTCTTTCCAAGAACAGTATCTCCCGGAAAAGTCTCGGGAATTTCTATTGGAGGAAATCTTGACACTTTTGTCCATCTAGTTGGAACCCCCTATATGCCCATCCCTGAGAATATGATTCTATTCGTAGAGGATGTTCACAAGGAAGGCGTTGAGCTTTCTCGAGAGTTTCTTCACCTGCGACTCTCTGGTTTTCTTGGTAGTGTTTCAGGAATTGTCGTTGGACAATTTGAGGACGTACCGAAAGATCTCGAAGGGAAGGTTCCATCAGTAGAAGACGTTCTTCTCGAATATTGCGGTCATGGTCCACCTTGTGCTTACGGCTACAGTTTCTCCCACGGCCCCCTCACGAGCCCGATACCTATCGGCGCAAATACTTGCGTTGATGCGGACACGGGCGAAGTATCATTTGACTTCAAGATGTCGTCATGAAAAGAAATGTATTACTTCTTAACGCCGACTGGACTCCGCTAAATTTTGTGTCCTCAATCCGGGCCCTTAATCTCCTCTTCAAGGGAAGAGCAGAAGTCATAATAATGGGAGAGCAGTCAAGCTCTTGGGACGAAATATACACATCACCAGGCAAAGCCTATAGGGTTCCTGCAACTGTTAGACTTTTGGACCGCGTAACACGAAAATACTCTACACCAAGGTTTAGAAAAAGAGTTCTATTTAATCGTGATAACTGGCAGTGCCAATATTGCGGAATAAATCTTGATTACAAGACGATCACAATTGACCACGTATTGCCTCGCTCCAAAGGCGGTGGAACTGACTGGAAAAACTGTGTCTCTGCTTGCAAGAGGTGCAATCTAAAGAAAGGCTCTAGGCTTCTTGCTGAGTCTGGAATGCATCTTAGAAAGGCTCCTACTATTCCTCTAATGAATCACTTCTGGGACGTTAGCCCGACAGGAACTTGGCATCCTGACTGGACTTCTTTCTTTTCGTTAGATAGTTAGCTACATGAAAATAAAATTGAGTGATCTAAGAAAGATAATCAGAGAAGAAATTGAGATGGCAGGATCTCAACCCGAAGAAGGGTATACTGAAGAGCTTTTAAGTGATCCCAAATTTAAGGAAAAAAGCGTCTTTGTTAGAGATTCTGCAAAGAAAAAGATATTATCTTGGGCCAAAGACATGAAGTTGTCCACTAAATAGCGTATGATTTTATGGACGCTTAATACTTAGGAGCTAGGAGTCTTTTCAATATGCATCTGAAGCTTAAAGAGCTGCAGCAAGTAGCAAAGAAAACGATAAAAGAAGAACAGAAGTATGCGACAATTCGCGAAGAGTTTTTCCGCGTTTTCGGTCCACCAGTGATGGTATCAAAAAATTGTGATAGAGTTGCAGAGGCAGTTAATGAACAACTCGATCTTTCTGAAGCCTTTAGAAGAGAGGTTCAGCGAGGCAGCGTCAAGACGTCTGTCCTTATAGAGGCTTCTATAAGCAATTCTGCAGCACTGAGAAAAGTTGCTGCTCGTCTTCTTCCTGAAAAAATGGTTGTTAGACTCCTCGAAGATCCTTCTTCTTCTGTTAGATGCGCAGCTGCCAAGCGCTTGCCTTACGAGGCAATAAGGGAGTCAATCAAAAAGTTTCCAAATGACGATCAGCTTCTCACGATAGCCAGGCAGAAGAAGCTGCAAGAAGCCGGTCTCCCAGATCCAGAAGAAGTAGACGAGCCTTTTGACATGTACGGTGAAGAGCCGCTCGGAGATTCAGTTAAAACACACAAGAGCGACAAGGACCTACCAGATACTTGGTATAAGCGTCTTGCACACAAGATTTGTAGTGACTACGGTGGAAACCTTGAAGGAAACTGGGAAGAGACCATCGCAACACGAATAGTCGCGAGTCACTACTCTACGACCGGCGTCAAGCTCGACAGAGACAAGCTTCTCAATTCTATCTATGACTGCATAAAGGAAAGAGAAGACGAGGTCCTCGGTGAGGGATCTCTCAGAGCAATTGCTCGCCGTCTCATGAAAGAGTCGTATCTTGATTCTTCAGTTATGCCTATCGTAGAAGAAGACGTGAGAGACCCCGTTGTCGATCTACTGGAATCGAACTATTCTACGGCGCAGTACGTCGACGAAGCTGAAAGATTATTTTCCGTAAAGAAGTCGAGTGTTCCAAGCGGAATAAAGAAGTACAGGCTTGGTGAAGGGAGTCACGTTGAAACTCTCGTCCCAGTTAATGGCAAGATACCTGGTGGTTCGATGACCTCCGTGGTTGAGCAGGCTCTTGATCGATATGTAGATTCATGGAATAAGAGACAGGCACTTGCAGGAGAACCTTATAGACTTTCGTGGGGACCCCACGGATCTGGCATCAATATGGTCGGATTCAACCTGGAGCTTAAGTAATGAAGAAAAGACTCGTAGAAACCCTTGAGATGGCTCTTGTCGTGGAACCCAACCTCGACATCATCACAGAGAACATGGTTTCAGAGTGGGGAGGAGTTCCGTACCCAGAGCTCTCTGTCCTCCTCGTCCACCTCAAGTTCCTCGCTGCAGTCCACCAGAATCATCACTGGATCACGAAGGGCGATCCTTTCTACGGAGATCATCTCCTCTTCTCTCGAATCTATGAGGCTACTGCAGCAGACATTGACTCTCTTGCAGAAAAAGCCATCGGTCTCGGTTGCACTTCGAACGTGGACGTCGTCCTTCAGCACAAGCAGCTATGCCAGCTACTTCAGGGATATGGAATGACTGCCACGATTCCACAGCCCACCGAACTTGCTAAGCGTTCCTACCTCGCTGAGATGAACTTCCTTAAGGCTGCTGCTCATCTAGCGGAGCATCTCAAGGCGAACGGCACTATGTCCCGTGGACTCGACAACCTTCTCGCTGGAATCGAGGACAAGCATGAAGGACACATCTATCTCCTCAAACAAAGGATTATGCCACAATGAAGCTTACAGCATCGATGCTTAGAAAGATTATCTCAGAGGAGATTTCTAAGATAAAGCCAAAGAAGAATCTTACAGAAGCAATGACTCGCATCACAGAAGATGAGATGGCAGCCTGGAAGAACGGAAACTGGGGTTACGTCGCCGGGGACGATCATGAACCTGCTGTTGATTTTGATGATGATGATCGATTTCTACACGGTTCTGAGCATGGTGCTGCTCAAGATGACGAAGGATACATGGCAAAGTCACAGCTCTCTTCAATGAAGGAGATGGCGCATGACATCTGCGAGCTTCTCGATTATGATGATCAGCTTCCCGGATGGGTACAAAGCCACATAGCAGTTGCTCACGAGAATCTTCAGCAGGTTCACGGTTATCTTACTGGCGATGCGAATCTCGAAGCATACGGCGAGGAAGACGAGCACGAGCACGAGGTGCACGCTGAAGCGAAATCTAAGGGACCTTCCAAGAAGACTGCACAGAAGATACTAAAGGGAACAAAGACCTTCAAAGACAAGGTTAAGAAGGTTGAGAAGTGGGCTGATGAACCAGAGGCGGCAGCAGCTTGGATGATGCACAAGGCCACAGGAAAGTGGCCAAGCGAGAAGTGAAATGTCGAACGAAGAGCTATCATTGACAGAGGAAGATCTTCGCAACCTTATCAAAGATGCCCTAGAAGAAGCTAAGAAGAAAGATGCTTCAGACAAGCCCCACCCAAGACAATACGGTGCAAAACAGGGGACAAAGCGTGATCGTGACCTCGACAGAGCGAAAGAGCTTGCAAAGAGCGATGATCCCGAAGACAGGAAGCGAGCTTATAAACTACGGGCTGACATGGAAGAGAAAGAGCGTGAGAAACCCGGCTTCAAGAGTAAGCCACGCGATGATTCTGAGTCTGCAAAAGAAGGTATAGCGCTTCTTCAAGATCTCATATCTGAAGTTTTAAATGAGGCTCTTTCTGCTAAGACCAAAGAAACCCTTAGGAAGAAAGCTGAGAAACGAGGTCTCACTCCTGGTTCTGTAGAGGCAGAGTACAAAAAGGGGCTTGCTGCTTGGGCTACTTCAGGTTCACGCAAGGGAATGTCACAGCACCAGTGGGCAATGGCAAGAGTCAACTCAGCCAATCCGTCCAAATCTTGGGCGGTTGTAAAGAAGTCAAAATCAAAGAAAAAGAAGTAAATTAAAAACGAAAAACGGCCTCGAAAGAGGCCGTTTCTTATTTGGTTACGTCTAACGTTTCAGGATAGCCCTTCTCTCCTGGTCGCTTAGGACGTTTACCTGCCTTGCGTCTGGCATGAATGTTCGCCCAGAGACCTCTCTTTTTCTTCTTTGCTTCGTCGAGGTGAGTGCAACCACAAGATCCTTCGATTTTCATGTAGCCACATTGCGTGCAAGCCTCAGCTTCGTTTGTGTGTTCGCATTCGCAGTCTTTCATGCCGCATTCGGGACAGATGCTCTCATCAATGCTTCGAACACCTGCTGGCGCATCACCAGCGTAACTTCCAATAGGATCACCGAATCTTTCCTGTATTATTTCAACGATGCTTCTCTTCATACTTCTAAATATGCATTGTACTTACTGTTTGGACGTTTATATGATCTAACAGATATGGATAGTTGCAAACTTACTAAGATGCTAGAGCTTCGAGAGAAGTTTATGAGAGACTTGGCTGCAAAGAGGCCTGCTGTTCTGCAATCGTGGCCTGTTGACATTTCTAGGAAAGAGTCTCAGCAAGTTGTTCGAGATACAGTTTTGAAGGGAGTCGAGGAGATGTTTGAGTCTCTTGCGCATCTAAAGAACTGGAAGCCACATAGAACGACAGAGATTGCAGATTTTGATCACGAAGCTTTTCTTGAAGAGTATGTAGACGCGTTCAATTACTTTCTTTCTGTCCTCGTCATGCTAGGCATCGATGCAGAAGAGTTGTTTGAAGCTTATACTAGAAAAGACAGTATCATTCATGACAGGCTGAAGAAAGACTACTAATGCCTAACTGGAATAATCTCGATGAATCTCTAGCAGCTCAAAAAGACTTCTCTGATCTTTTCTTTGATTCTTCAAAGCTAACTGAAAAACAGAGAGAAGAACACTTAAAGACGCTTGTTCTTGCATTGCACTCAGAGGCAACAGGAATCGTAGAAGCTGTTAACTATAAGGATCATAGAACTTCAGAAGGTCCCGTAGACATAGCAAAGATCCTCTTCAAGACAGTCGATGCTTATCGATATATTCTAGCCATCCTTAACCTGTGGGGAATTGACTCGAATAATTTTGCAGCTGCCCTGGACCAAAAGAACAGCTTTCTTCACTACAGACACAAGATGGCTGGAAGATGCTGGGATGGTGAACAGCCTGTCGCTCTTTTCGACATGGATGATGTATTAGCAAATTTTAGAAAGTCTTTCTGCGATTGGTCATCGAGAAAATGCGGTCATTTCATCGACCCAGAAAGTGATGAATACTATAACGTTCGCGAGTTTAAGAAGCTTGACATTAACAGCGAAGGATATTTCAAAGAGTTCATAGACTGTCACGGTCTTGCTTTGCTAGAGAGGGACGAAGCATATATCGCTCTGCTGAATCATCTCAAGTCGCAAGGATACTGGATTCAGATCATAACTTCTCGTCCTGAGAATGAGCTCAATTGTTTTTATGATACGTACGCCTGGCTCTCTATGAACAAGATAGATGCAGACGGAGTTGCCTTCGCACCAGAGAAGTTTGTTTGGCTCACCAAGCAGCCGTATTACAGCAAAGGCAAGTACTTTGCAATCGATGACTCTGCGAAGCACGCTGCAGAATATGCCAAGCATGATGTAAAAGTCATGGTTCCGGAAAAATCATACAATCAGGAAGTCAAAGGAATTAATAACATATCGTATGTTCCAAAAGGATGCAATCCCATTGATTTTATCCCAGTTGTCTGACAGGTCGATTGTATAGTTATCCGCTATAAAGGACGGTCATGGGCGGAAATGTAAATATTGTGGGACCTTCAGGCAAGTCTTACAGAGTGGATAAACCAGACTTTAGAAAGATCGATAGGACTCAGTTTAAGAAGTCTTTTGTTGATGCTTTTAAAGTTCTTGACAAGTTACATGCGAAGAAGTTTGGAACACCAATCTGGCCCGCAAAGACTCGTGATACCCTACTAAACACAGGAGAGGCATTCAATGGTTCTTCTGAGCATTTATTCGGAAATAGACTTTCTGACGAAGAGATAAATGAATACAAGCCAACATTCGGCGACATAGACTTGACAGTTCCGAAGGAGAACTTTAAGACTCTTTTTGAGCTTCTTGATGAAATTACAGGGAAGAAGCTAAATTCTTCGGTTTCATACGTCGATAAAAAAGCAGGTATTGGCGGAGAGCAGATCAATTGTCTCTTCACGTATTCAGACGGAAATAATCCTCAGCTTTATGTTCAGATTGATTTTGAGTCCGTAGACTATGAATCAGGATCTCCGAACGAGTTTGCAAAGTTTGGTCACTCTTCTTCTTGGGAAGATACAAAAAGCAGCATTAAAGGAGTATTTCACAAATATATTCTGAGATGTCTTGCTACAGTTGTTTCACTGAAACGAGATGTAGTTCTTCTCACAAGAACGAGTCCGCTCGACCCACCTGAAAAGGTCAAGGTGTCGAAGACCACAAATCCTGTAAGGCTTCTTTCATTTTCAGTCGACAAAGGCCTAAGAACAAAGTTTACCCAGCAATTTCACAAGGACGGAACACCTGTGATTGTAAACGGAATGGAGGCGTACAAGGAGATTCCTGCTGGTGATGACGTTAGATCGAAAAAAGAAATTTTTAGACTGCTCTTTGGAGACAATCCTGTCGGAAATGAGCTGAATCTTCTAGATTCCTACCTTGGCCTTCTGCAATTAATGCAGGATCACTTCGACGACAATCAGATTGAAGAAGTATACCTTGACTTTATAGGATTTAAATTATATGGAAAAGAAGGCCAGGCCCTCGACGCAACAAGCTCTGAAGGTGACATGTCAGCCAAGATGCCTGCAATAGCTGCATTTAGAAATAAATTTCCCTTTCTTCAAAAGCATGACAGACATCTCGAAGACTTGCAAGAAGACTATTATAAGTCCTACAAGGTCAGATCAGAATCTTTGAGAATATGGAGAAACTTGCTAGATGCTTGACATATCGATCAAAGCCCTTCAAAAGGCAATTACTAACCCGAAAAAAGCTTCTGACTTTATAAGAAAACACATAGTCGCTGTAGAAAAGATCGACGGAACTAAGCTGACACTTATAAGGAACGACAGTCCTTTTGATCCCAAAGATTACTCCAAGAACTGGATAGTTTCCTACAAGGGAAATGTAATATATTCAACGGAATTCAAGGGGTTAGAAAAAAGAGAAAAGGACATAAAGGCAACAGCGCTTGGCACGTCACAGTACAAATTTGTTCATGACCATCTGAAAAAAGTTCACCCAGGGACATCGCAGATACCGGTTAACACTGAGTTTTTTATAGAGTTTGTACAGAACAAGCCTACAGTTACACGTGACTATGCGAAAAAGCATGGCATGTATTTGGTAGGATTCGGTCCTACAAAATATGCTGTTTCTAGAGGTCAACTATTTTCTTCTTCTAACTTCGTGGATTCACCTGAAGAGCTTGAATCCTACAGGAAGATGTTAAAGCTTGGTTCATTCCCTGTTGTGTTTGACGGAAATCTGTCTTCTCGCAAATCGATTCTTGACGGATGCATTGATGCTGGGCTGAAGAGCTTATTTCAGCAGGGCTTTGATAGTACTGACTTCTCTGATCCGATGTCTATCGTTAATCTAACTGCAAATTCTTTTTCACAGTTAGAATCCTCCCTCGGCGGAGCTGCCGAGGGAGTTGTCATACAAATAGGAGACGATGAAGTATCTGAAAAGCAACTAATTAAAGTTCTTGCTTCGGATCAGCATAGCAAAGATGTCAGGGCGGCAAAGGCTGCCAGATCAAAAGGAACCGCAGACGAAGAGACGTTGTACTGGCGCGCTGTTAATGAATTGGTTGATGGAATTTTAGACAATCTTCCCCGCGGCAAACCAGAAGAGATGCTTGATAAACTTTCTAGTATTGCTTATAGCCTAGAAGACTTGCCTGAACACCCAGTAAAATCAAAGATAAATGTACAGGAAGACATTCTTCTCACAGCAAAATTGCGCCTTCTAAGCACGGGTACGCATCGAGCGAATAAAGTTGCTGTCATTCCGATGGCTGCAAAGCCATTTCATTCTGGACATGACTCTCTCATTAAGCAAGCCATTGCTGACGGAAATGACTCCATCATAATTTTTGTTTCAACTGGCGGCAGAGAGGAAATAACTGCTGAGGACATGATACCTCTCTGGCGCGACTATTATATTCCTGGCATATCAGAAGAATATGGAGATAAAGTTGTAATTAGATTCTCTGATTCTCCAATGAGAGAGGCAGTTTTAGTAGCTCGTGATCTTGTCAACAGGGGAAAGAAGACGATTGTCAGGCTTTATGGAGGAATAGACTCGGCAGGAGAAAACGAGGCACAGCAGCGAGTAGACACCATAACCCAGAAAAATCCTGAACTAAAAGATAGAATACTTGCTGCCGGTGTAAAGAGATCGGGAACAGGAGGCGTAAGCGGAACAGCTATGCGCCAGTATCTGTCTTCGGGAGACTCCAAGTCATTCATCAAGAATCTTCCAGATTGGCTTGGAAAAGAAGGGAAGCTAGGTGTGTGGAAAACTATGTCAAAAATAGCTTCTTCGAGACTCGCTGTTGAAAACTTGATTAGGACTTATGTAAGATCAACATTGACTTCATGAGTATTTTCTTCTCATCTGACCATCATTTCTTTCACTCTAACATAATCAAGTATTGCAATCGACCTTTTTCAGACGTCGATTGCATGAATGCTGACATGATTTGTCGATGGAACACCACGGTCGGTAAAGATGACTCAGTCATATATTGTGGCGATTTGTCTGCTGGTCTTGGAAAAAGGGAAGAAAATTTGAGGGAAGTTATCCGATCTCTTAATGGAAGAAAATTCCTCGTGAGAGGCAACCACGATCATCAGACTGATGATTGGTATGAAGCGTCAGGATTCGAAAAAGTTTTTGAACGACTTGAGCTGGGTGGTGTTTTGGTAATTCATTACCCACTCATGACAGCTCAAGATTTCGGCGTTAATCTTGACGAGATTGGTGAAATAGAGCACGTCGTTCACGGTCACACACATCACGCTAGCACTCCCAATCACGAGAATCACTTTAATGTTGCCGTTGACAGAAATGATTTCTTCCCTGTCGACTATAGAAAAGCAATACCTGATCATCTTCAAACACAGTTCATTGACGCTGTTTCTTGTTTATTGTAATATCGTCCTCTTGCAGTCTATAATGACGCTAAGCCGCAACTCTTTTTGGAGAAACCATGCCCATCAATAAAGATCTAGAACCAATCGAACTCCCAATGGTCCTCAAGTTCGGTCAAGAACCGAAGACCACTTTCCTTAACAACCTCGACGCTCTCAAAGTGGAGCTAGTCGATCACCCGACCCGCCAACAGGCATGGAACGTGGCATGGCACTACGTCAAGGCCACCTGGGCAGATCGCCCAGACATCGACCCGACTGAAGGAGTGTCGCAGCAGGAACTCTCCAAGAACCTCGAGGACGTATTTGGTGGGCGCACTCTTCCTGCTCCAATGGAGTGCCTCGGCTTCACGTTCCGTCTCAGCGGCCTGTCCTTCCAGGAGGTGACTCACATCATTCGCCACCGTGCAGGTACTTTCGCTGCACAGTGCACGGGTGATCGCGACCTCCGTGATGACGACGTGGTCGTTCCGGAACCCGTGCAGAACTCGCCCGACTTCCTTCGCCGCTGGGAGAAGATCGTAAACGACTCCAAGGAACTTTACGCTGAGATGGTCGACTCCAAGGCGGTCTCCATGATGGATGCCCGACTCATCCTCCCGAAGTGCATGACCTCGTTCTACTACATGCGACTGTCGCTCAAGGACCTCATCGGTTTCATTTACCAGCGCATGGACACGCAGATCCAGCCTGCTGCTGACAACCTCCTCGCCTCGAGAATGGCCGTAGAAGTCGCCAAGGTGATTCCTGAGTTCACGTCGGTGATCGACTTCAACAAGCCCGATATGCACTACATCAAGACCTTCCGCGTGAAGGAAGGTGACAAGTTCGTGTCCCGTGGCACTAACCTCTACTGGCCTATTCCAAAGAACGACAAGTTCGAGTTCCACCCGAACGACACGATCTACCAGTGCACGAGGGAGGAGATCAAT